TAGGTCATTTGGTGAAGAAATAGCTTTGTGTGAAAGGTACTTTCAAAAACATTTTGGCACAACAGATTCTAGTTATTATACAGCTTATGCTGGAATGCATTGGGGAACAAATACTTTGTTTATGAGCCTTAACCTAAGACAAATAATGAGAGCAGAACCAGCTGCATCAATTTTAAATAAAGATGGTACAAGTAAAACTGGTGACGTAGGTCTTGTTGCTGGGAATGGTAGTAATGATGGTTTTAATGCTGGAAACATGAACTTACAAATAGCGCATGATGGAGTAGTTACGTTTACGATTGGTTTAGACTACAATCCAAGTACTACTCATGCTCACAATGTTTATTTTGATAATACTACAAGAATACATTTTGATGCAGAGTTATAGGAGAAGTTATGGATAATATGAATATTACTTCAGCACAATATACTAGAGGCTTTAATGATGTTGGTAATGGAAGTATTAAGGCAACAATAAATGGCGAAGTATGGTCTGTACCACTAGACCCTGCTAACAGGCACTACCAAGCAATCCAAGAATGGGTAGCTGAAGGCAATACAATACAGGAAGCTGATTGATGTTAGGTGCATCTACATTTGCTGAAAGGGCTTTTTCTGATCAAGCCATTCTATTAGCAGGTGTGTCCGAAATGAGTGGTATTGCATCATCTGCAAATGCAGGTGTGGGTATCATGTCTGGTGTTGCAAGTTTAAACGGCAACTTTACTCAAACATCAAATGCTATTTACATAAGTGCTGGTGCTAATGCCGATCTTGATTTTAATTTTACAGAAACATCTGTTGGAACAAGAGTCCAGAACGATTCATCAGACATGCAGTCTGCATTTACAAAAACATCAAATGGTATTATGATAGGATCAGGCGTTGCCTCTAATGAATTTAGCTTCCTGCAAACATCCGCTGGTCGATTATTGTTTGAAGAAATAAATTCAAGTGCAACACCTGAAACATTTACTGCCATTACACCAAGTGGCACGGACACATGGACAGAAATAACACCGACTGGATCGGAAACATGGACAGAAACAGAAACATGAGGAAATAATGGCAAGCACATATACAAATAGTAGTGGTTTAGAAAAAATTGGATCTGGAGAACAGGCTGGAAGATGGGGAACAACCACAAATACTAATTTAGATATTATTGACAGAACAGTTAACGGAATACTGACTTTAAATATTTCAGGCAACGCAACATTATCAACGAGTGACGGTACACTGTCCCAGGGTCACCATAAAATTGTTGTATTAAGTGGTTCTCCAGCTAGTGGTTTTGATGTGCTTATAGATCCAAATGATCAAGCAAAATGGTATATTTTTAAAAATGGTACTGCTCAAATAGCTACGATCAAACAGGGCGGCGGTTCGGGGACCACGGTTGCAGTTCCTGCGGGTGCATCAAACATTGTTTATGCTGATGGCACTGGTGGCGATGCAAATGTAGTTTTAGTTCCTACAGACCTTATTAATGATTCTTCCCCTCAACTTGGTGCAGATCTTGACACAAATGGTAATGCTATTTTATTTGGATCCAGTAAATGGTCTATAGAACTTGACACAGGTGACGATGATTTACTTTTTAAATACAATGGAACAACAGTTTTTAAACTAGCATCAAGTGGTGCAGTAACTTCAGCGGATAATATAACAGCTTTTGGAACAAGTTTATAATGGCACTACCGTCAAGTGGAGTAATATCTTTATCTCAAATAAGAGACGAATATAATAACGGCTCTACTGATCCTATTGTCTTTAATGACTACTATAGAGGAGGATCATTTGTTAGAGCTAATGCAGAAAATAACACATCAACAAATTTATCCGCTTCTGTTCCAACAAGTGCAAATAACAGTCCAATATCCATAGAAGATTTTTTAGGAGCAGAAAGAGGTTTTAAAAAAACATACAGTTCTAATGCATCAGATCAAACTGGTACAGAAATTTTCGGTGATGATTATTCTGTAGATTATCCTAAGTTTATAAACATAGATGCAGACACAACTGTGTTCAGTACTTCATCAAGCACTCCTGCTTTAGATTTAGCAACGGGTGCCGCAGGTTCTATTACAGTAACAAACTCTGGTAACATATATGGTCAAGGAGGTGCCGCATCATCAGACGGTGGAACTGCTTTAAAAGTTGATGTAACAACAACCGTTATTAATAACAGTGGAGCTAACATCAAAGGTGGTGGAGGTGGAGGTGGAACTGGTGGAACTGGTGGAAAAGGTGTCAGATCTACCACAGCAACAGCTTCTAATATTACAGATAAAACAGGCGATAAACCAGACTTTGTGCCTTACGCATCATCTACTTCGTTTGCTGATAGATATTGGACTGGTCTTGGGTCTGGAGAATTTGGCTTAAATTCTAATTCTAGCCGTATTCGTTCTTCTATTTCTCAGAAAGGTCCTGTCTGGTATACTTTTAGAGTTAATACTTCTGCTAACTATACTCTATCTGCATCTATAAACGATCCTTTTCCAGAAGATGGTCAAAGAGGTCATCGTGGAACACCCGTTGTTAATATAAGTACAGCACAAGACACAAAGAGTCAGGGTCAAGGTGGAGCCGATTATGGTAGTGGATTAAGCTGGAGTGCTGCAGCTCCGTTAGCAGCAGATACAACATATTATTGGTGTAATTATACAGTCGGCCCGTATGGTACCTCAACTCCAACTGGGAACTTTTTTTATAACACTATGGCGTCTCAAATAAATATGTCTGTAAACATTCCTTCTAATGGAGGAGTTGGAGGAGCAGGTGGCGTTGGAGCAGGTTTTCAACAAGCTGCAGCAGGCGGTTCATCAGGTGATGGAGGTGAAAGTAATGCGGGTGCTGGAGGTACTGGTGGCACTGGAGGAGGATTAGGTGAAGGAGGGGCTACTGGAGATACTGGTGCTACTGGAACAGGAACCTCAATTACTTATCCAGAATCCGCTCCAGCAAGTGGAATTTCTGGTTCTGCTGGTGGTCTAGCAGGTTATTATATTTTAGGGCAAAGTAATGTAACCTTAACGAACAATGGCACAGTGGCAGGGAGAATAGCTTAATGCCTACGACTAAATTAAAATTCAAGCCTGGGATTATTTCCGATATTACTTCTGAAAGTAATGAAGGTGGTTATGTTGATGGTGATAAAGTAAGATTTAGATTTGGTTTTCCAGAAAAAATGGGTGGTTGGTCTAAATATACTGACAATACTTTTCAAGGATCAGCTAGAAGACTGCATAACTGGGTGGCTTTAGACGGTTCTGACTATATGGGTATTGGCACACATTTAAAATATTATATAGAAGAAGGTGAGATTTTTTATGATATCACTCCTACGAGATCTGCAACTTCTGCTGGAGATGTTAGATTTAGTGCAACAGATGGTTCGACAATCATAACGGTGACAGACTCAGCTCATGGTACGAATGAAAATGATTTTGTTACTTTTTCTGGGGCTGTTAGTTTAGGTGGAGCTATAACAGCAGATGTTTTGAATCAAGAATATCAAATAACAAGTATTGTAAGTTCTAATTCATACACAATCACATCAAGTGTAGCAGCTGATTCATTGGACATAAATGATGGGGGTACAAGTGTTGTTGGAACATATCAAATAAACACAGGTTTAGATGTGACCGTAGGTGGAACTGGTTGGGGTGCAGGACAATGGGGTGGTACAACATCTGGGGCTTTAGCTACAACAATAAACGAAGGTGCCGAGTTTTCTGATTCTGATACAACACTCACTGTTGCAGATGCTAGTGGTATTGTTGCCACTGATTTAATATTAATAGATGACGAGCTATTAACAGTTACAAATGTTTCTTCTAATGATTTAACTGTGACAAGAGGATCAAGTGGTACAGAAGCCACGGCTCATGCAGATGGAAGCCTTGTAAGATTGGCAGTAGGTAATGAAGATTCTGACAATGACTTTATTGGATGGGGTAATGCAGCTAATGTTACAACTCCAGGAGCACAAATTAGACTATGGTCTCATGATAACTTTGGAGAAGATTTAATAATTAACCCAAGAGATGGTGCTCTTTACTATTGGGATAAATCAGCTTCTGGTGGTTTATCTACAAGAGCAGTAGAACTAAGCACACTTGCAGGTACAAAAACAAGCATTCCAACAAAAGTAAAACAAGTACTTGTTTCTGATCAAGACAGACACGTTATAGCTTTTGGTTGTGATGCATTGAACACGAGTAATCCATCTTCGAGCACAGGTGATGGGGTACAAGATCCACTTCTGGTTAGGTTCTCATCACAAGAAAATCCACTTGAATGGTTTCCAACAGCTACCAATACAGCTGGTGACTTAAGACTTGGTGGTGGTTCAACATTTGTTCAAGCTGTTGAAGCTAAACAACAAATACTTGTTTTTACAGATAAGACTCTTCATGCCATGAAATTTATAGGTCCTCCGTTTACTTTTGGTTTACAAGAATTATCTAAGAATATAACAATCATGAGTCCTTATTCAGCTATAGCTGTTGAGGATGTTGTGTTTTGGATGGGAGTGGATACTTTTTATGGCTATTTAGGTGGACAAACAGTTCAGTTACCTTGCACTGTAAAAGATAAAGTTTTCTTAGACTTTAACTTTGAAGAACGAAACAAGGTTCATGTAGGTGTAAATTCAGAGTTTAGTGAATTAATATGGTTTTATCCATCTGCTAATAGCACAGAAATAGACAGATACGTTACTTATAATTATTCTGAAAAGCTTTGGTATTATGGTACAATGGCTCGTCAAGCATGGATTGACAGAGGTATTAGAACATTACCTATAGCAACAGGTAGTCAATACTTGTACAACCATGAAGTCGGATACGATGATGACGGATCTGCTATGACATCTTTTATTGAGTCTGCACCAATAGATATTGGTGAAGGCGACAAGTTCGTGTTTTTAACTCAAATAATACCAGACATAACATTTACTGGTTCAACAAGTGCAAGTCCTGATGTGGATTTTACAGCCAAAGCAAAAAATGAATCTGGTGGTGCTTTCTTACAAACACAAACAGGTAACACACAAAGAACAGCAACTAGCCCTGTAGAAC